CCCTGCCTCTAAAATGCAGGGCACGCCGTTGAATACATCAACCGTGCCATCGGGGGAAATTGGGTAACCTTTCAACAAATACCGCTCCGATCCACCGTCGTCATATTGGGAAACCGTGACAGAAGCTGCTGATGCGTTTGCGTTAGTTACCCGCAAAGAGCGCAAAATTGCAGTATTCGCCGCTGGAACGGTATATAGATCCGTCTCGGTTGTCGCGTCAGGGACCAAATGGTCACGGAAATACTTATTAGCCATGTTCGATCCCTTGGATCATCAGTGTTACGGACGGCACAGCCGGACAGAAGGTTTCAGCGGCATAGGTTTCAAGCGAGGTATCTAGATCGTCCGCCGCCCACATGGCTTCCAGATAATCGCCCTTGTCCACCTCAAAAATCGCGGCACGAGCAATCGTCTTGGCTTCGTCATTGTCGTGGAGCCCGTGACATCCGAACCGTTAATTCGCGGCCAGAACCAAAATGTTTTTGCATTAGCCGACGCAGAATTAAGCTGTGCGGTAAAATGAATGTAATACTTCCCGGCCTTGGCGAACACAATTCGGCTGGTCGGCGAGCCGACGGAGATATGCTTTGAGTACGCAGTGGTGTTCCACGTAATCGCTTTGGCGGTGTCCACTACTGTTTGCGTTTGATCGGTAAAGTCCAGAAACGCGCCGTAGGCAAAATCCCCGTAGTCTTCCAACACACCACGGTTCGCCATGCCCATCGCGCCGGTGAACCAGTCAAGTGTCGTCTGGTTGTTTTCTGTGATTTGAGGGGTATAGGTTGTATTGAGCTGCAGAACAATTTGTTCTAGCGAGCGAACAAGCTGATCAAACTGTTCCGCGTTGTATTCTTTCGGAGCAGCATTGGGTAAACGAACGTTAAAGATCTTGCTCATCGCAAGCCATCCGGTACCACATCAACCCGCAGCGTGCCATAACGCCACTTGCTGCCTACCTCATCCGACTCAATACGCACTGCAATCTGGCGGCCACGCGCACGCGTATCGACTTTCTGCGTCGTCGGCGTAATCGTATGCGGAGACAGGGAACTTGGGCTGGCCGAAGCCTGCGGATACGGACGCAAGTAAAGGTTGACCGTAAGATCACCGACTTGTTCTTTGAAGTCCGGAATAAACCGTTTCATCAGCAACATGTTGTCGCCTTCTGCAATATCAAAGTAACCGGAATAAATAAACGATGGGATCGCAGCGCCGTTAGCATCGGTCCCTGTTTCTTGATTCCAGACAATCGAACGTCCAGCCGTCAAGCCTGTCGGGTTACTGCCGCCTGACGGCGTTACCGTACTGGTCGGGAAGAACTGCGCGGCAAGCGGGGTTGGATAAACAGTGCGATCAGTCCATGCTGTACGTGCCATGCTGCCGATGGACCAACAGTTTTCGAGGTAGTTGTAGGTGACAAACCGATCCAAGTAGTCAGACGTAAACGAACAGTACCACCACGTGACTTCATTGAACTGCGAGTTCAATCCAACGTGAACCTTGGTCCCTTGTACTTTATTCAAGTCATCGAACACATAGTCTTGCACAGTACACGGGATTTTCTTCACCGTACCGTCGAACATGTAAAAGTCGTCTTTGCCCATCCAGAACGCAATACCGTTCACGTCAATCGACGCATGCGGGCCGATCAAACCGCAGTTCACACCGAGCTGCTGGAAACCAAAGGTATACGGAGGTCCGATGTACTGCATGCCATGCAATGAGGTATCCGTATGAATGAGAATCTGACCGCGTGAACGAATGGCAGAAATGATCTCATTACCGTCCGTGAGGCGCTGACCACCTGCTGTGTTGGTAGCCGTTTCGGTAAACGTGGTGATGTTTTCTTGGTCCGAGAAACGTACAAACATCGGATCTTGCGTCGTGCTCGTTCCTACAGTCGTTTCTGTGCCAAAGCAGACCAAATGCCTGTCTGGGGTAGACACCAGTGCATACGAACTTTTCGTGGGTGCCCCAGCAAGAGCCGTGGCCCGTGTTCCAACGCCCAAGCTCGTATCAAAATAGTACGTCGGGCCATTGACCAACTGACAAACCACGTCTTCACCGTAGTTATCAAACTGCCATACCCGAGAGAACAACTGCGTACCTACTGAAGGCGCACGAGGCGTGCCCCAAGTCGAAGCGCCCCAACTGCCGGTACCCCAACCAAAGTCAAAGTAACTGATGTTGGAGCCGACGTTGATTTGATATACGCCCACGACCGAAGCGCCACCATTACCGGAGTCCGACGCATTGGCCGCGATGCTGGATGTAATTTCATACGTGTCGGCGTCCACGACAAACGTGACTTCCCACTCCGCATTCAATACTGTGTCGGTGATCACGCCGCCGAGAGAGGCAGCACCGCTGTACGTGACAAAATCCCCTTCAATCGCACCATGGCCGGTGTGTGTTACCGTGATCGTAGTGGAGCCATCGGTCGCGGCAAACGTGACGTCGCCCGCAGAAGTGGTTGTACGGATCGGAGTGATGTCCGTCCAAACACCGCCGTAAGCGACGTATAGCTTTTTGTTGGTGCCGACAATGACGTAAGGCGTGCCATCAAGCGCGGTCCACGGGAAGACCTCGCTGATCATGCCGATCAGGTACTGCTCTTCCTCATGAAACGGGGTCCACCCACCGATTTTCTCGGGCAGCCCATAGCGAAAACGAATGTAATCACCGTCGGTCCACCCACCTTCGGCGCCATATTCCGTATTTTGCTTATCAATGCCCGGTTTTAGGGCCAACTTAAAGAAAGACATTGTCAGGCCTTTGGTGGTGGATCTTGCGCGATTTTCGCATCAACGGCGTCGTTTGTCATGGGCGGATGCAGACCACTTCCGGGTCTAAACATGGGCGGAAGGTCAGGCTTTGATACCAATGGACCTCGTCCTTGGTCATGGTCAACCTCCGCAAGTCGCTGCAGCCAGTTAATCCCCAAGCCAAAACGATCGCCACCAAGAGCCATAACACGGCATCCTGAGCAATGTCTTTCGCAGGTTTCACGTGAAACCTATTTCTTTTTGGCCTTCATCAAGCACTTGCCTGCTGCTTTGCACTTTGCAGGGGACTTGCAACCAGCGCAGGTTTTGAATGCTGCACCGCCCTTTTTGTAAGCCATCGGCTTTTTCTTCATCATACCTGGCATCACTTTCTCCTTAGAGGTTTTACACGTTTGGGTGCTCCAGCCGGTTGGCCGAGCTTCTTTTTCTGAGCGATACGACTGCGCTTTTCCGCCGCCGTCATCTCTCCAGAAGTTTTAGGAGTTTTCGCAGAAACCCGCTTAGATGGACGGCAATACGGAGTCCCACGTTTTTCGCCTTTCTGGCGACCGCATGGCTTACCTGTGCGAACATCTTTCCAATCCTCCTTGAACCACCGCTTCAGAGCGGCGCCTTTTTCACTTTTTCTTACCGCCACGCTTCGGCCCTCCGGCTTTGCGACACTTGGCGATCGCACCACTCGCGTAGGCGCTCGGGAAAACTTTGTACGTCGCCTTTACTTTGTGGTAGCAGGCGTCTTTCTTCGTAGCGGATTTCTTTTTCTTGGCTACCATTTCTTGCAGCTCCAATACCGAGCAGACAGTTTACTCGGCGGGTTGGTGTCACACTTGTGACGTGCACGGAAGGACTTGCGACGAGCCGGTTGGTCCTTCTTGATCGACATCTTGGCATCGCCGAACCGAATCGTCTTGGTTTTATCGCCTTCCTTCGCAACGACAATAAATTTCTTGGTCGGATGACCCGGCGTACGCTTTGGCTTGTTATAGCCAGAGACACCTGCGCGTGCGAGTTTTGGATCTTTTGTAGCCATAATAAAACCCTTTACCGTATAAACTAACTCTTGCCTAGGTAAAATGACCCCGCTGCAAGAATGGATATTTTTAGCCACTCGTAGTGAACCAAAGCATTCTCCAGCTTGATGTATTCGGTCTGAGTCTTGGTGGTGTCAAACAAGCCGAGGAAGTTAAAGCCCGTGGTGCGATCTACAGGGACGTAAATGTCCAAGCCTGCCAGACCGCGAATGGATCGTTACCGACTCGAGCTGCGGCAGCATCTGCTGCTTTGGTTGCACGGTTTGACGCGGCATCGGCCTCTTCGGTCTTTGCCTTCATCATCCCGATCATCATTTCTTGTTGGGCACGCTTGGCTTCTTGAGCCTTGTCGATCATCTTAAAGATGCCGCCCATCGTGGCCCCACCGGCCATCGTCAGTACTTCTATAGGATCCGGTGTAGAGTTTGATGGCAACAGCGATAACAAGAGCGATGGAAACTGCTGTAAGAAACGTTAAGATCTCAGTCATCCCCCTTCTCCTTTTTCTTCTCTTTGCCTTTGACGTATGCGTCAGCACCGAAGAATGCAGATACCACCAAACCAACGGACATGAAGTAAACCCCACTCATGTCCCCAATAATCTTGGATTCATTATCGAATCCTAATGCGCCTGTTCCAAATACGAAGAGAGGATATAACAGCATTCCCCATAGAGCCACCCATACCATCTTACGTTGCTGGTCGCGTTTATTGTCTTCGTCCTCAATCTCCAGCCTGCGCCGGGTCATTTCGAGTTCCCATTCTTCGCGGCTAATGGTGCCACTCTTGTCGATGTCGATGCGGTCGAAGTCAGTCATCTCAGTTTCCTGATAACGGGTTATCTAGAGCTTTCTGGAGTTTGTCCTCTAGTTCGGCTTTGGTGTCCTCCACCTTGGCCTCGAATTTGTCCATTTTATCCTCGAACCTGACGATCTTGTCGTTGACTCGCTTTTCAATATCGTAGGTCAGTTGCTTGGCATCTCGCAGGTTTTGCTCGATGGATTCCAGCAGGCGTTCCTGCGTCTCAATTTTATTGCTGGTCTGTTCCATCTGCGCTGCATAGGCTCCAAGATCAAGGCTGGCGATCTCTTCGACCTTTTGGTACATGGTGAAGCCCCCGTAGAGCGCACCCAACACAGAGCCGATTCCAGCAATCGCCATACCGAGCGTGGTCAGCGTCATCCGCAGGCCGAATATCTTGAACTGCTTGTCCTTCAGCCCTTCGATTTC